TGGTGAATGCAACCAAATACCAAACAAAGATGTTACGTTAGCTCTCAACGATCTGCTTGCGGAAAATCTAGGAATAACATTGTCGGGTTTGAATGTAGATTTTTTGTATGTTCCTGCCTCCCAATTCAAACGACCATCACTGCTGTTGAAACCACCGCTGCTTCTAGGGACACGAAATTTGCTCATACCAGATAGAGGCGATGTGGGAGGGATAACACTTTTTATGTGGTTGACAGCAGGCTTAGTTATGTCTTTCATGTCTTTTTGCATTTGCCTGCGCATACCAGGTTCAAGTTGATCTAAAGCCTTCAAAATAGGTTTCACATCAAAAATAACGTTAGGGTCATTATCACGTGCAAGTTTACGTCTTGCAGCTGAACCAATAGTGCCTAACATTATTCGTTGCCTCTTTGATACCTGAGAGCAAATAACATTGTGTTTATCATGCGATCACTTTCCTGCAACAACACACTCGGTGGAATACCTGTTGCGACACTAAGGTTAGCGATCAACCAATGATGAGAGTCAATGCCTAAAGGTTTTAGCCTTTTGGGTCGTCAACCTCAACATTTTTCACTAAATCAGCCCAACCAGTAAAATCTAAAGTTGTTTTACCGGTTCGTGTTACAGCCAACCAAGCCAAATAAAGCAGATGTGTAAACTTCTCTAACTTGTCTATACCTAAATCAAAATAGGTTTCCCAGTTGATGATGTCGCTTGCTTTAGTGTCAACTTCAATAACAGTTCCGTCACTGAGGTTTATGCGTAGGGTTATTTGGTTCATGCTAGCTGACAGCCCTCACAGCAGTGCCTGTTGTAGGCCAAGTAACTGAGAAGGTAGCAAGGTCGCCGCCTCCTGGTTGAATGTAAGTGTAAGCGAACCTTCTTTTAGACCTGCTACACGTGTCACCCAAGATGAACCAAACGCGGTAGTAGTAATGTCAGTTGCCGATGCCTTCAATTCAACCTGAGTCAAATACGAAGCCAAAGCAGTTGAGCCATTGATGCTCACATTGAAATCTGTTGCAACAAAAATTGCCATGTTTTTCCTTTAACTTGCGAATACTTGAACCGAAAACTCGGCACTCAAATAGTCTATTCCATTGATACTAACAGCACCATAAGCCGACAACTCAGGCACAAACACGTCAAACGCATTCCCACCTAAAGTTTTATCGCTCTCAATAGCTGCCTTCACTGAGTCGCCTGATGGTGCAACCAGTAAATCTAAATTTTGTTGAGCCACACGCTCACTGACACGCCCCAACACGACAGTCACCTTAAACGCATACTCGCTCATAGCCCCCAACATTTGCCTGTTATAGGTTATACGATCCAACGTAATCATGGCACTAGGAGGGTTTACAACGTCAGGTAAAGTCGCATAAACACGCAACCCTGGTATTGTTTCAAGATTATCTGCTAAGCCTTGTCTAAGGTCACTAATGCTCACTATGCGCCTGTTCTCAACAAACGATAAGGGTTACAGAGTTGCGCAACATCACCATCCATGTTTGCCCCAACACGCATAACCCCAATGTCACTCACACCGGCAACACCCAAAGGCGACTCTAAACGCTTAAACAACCTAGAAGCCTGAATGATAGTCGCAAACTTGATTTGACTAGGAACACTAGGCCAACCAAAAGTGCCTGTAACCTCCAACAAAGCACTATCACCCCAAACAGGGAACAAATAGTTGTCAACAGCAATCAAACCAGTAATCGGGTAGTATGCACCATTAGCCCACCTGTTACGAGGAGTCACCTGATAATCACTAGCAGCCCAAGTCGTATCAAACACAACAGGATCAGTAGCAGCAGTGCGCAACTGAGTAATCGTTTGACAGTCATCAATCCAAGCATTGTAACCATCGTTAGCTTTGTAATACCTGACTTCACCTGCCGAACCTGAATAAAAGTTCCTGTTACAGTATTGGTCAATCATGCGTGAAGCAGCCTCAATGCTGTTCTCAATCAACAAGTCATCAATAGTGTCAGTTATTCTCAAACTCGCTTTTACGTCAGCCAGCGTGCAATAGCCATTTACAATAGCCAAAATAAACTCCTCAAAGTCACTACTATTTTACTTGACTAGCGACTATACGCTGTTTCAAATCAGTTGTGCTAATACCCTCAGTATAAGGAACATAAAGCAAAGTAATCTCTAAATCATCCAACCATGCTTGACTAAAGCCCATCTGTTTATAGTAGTCACGTGTAGCCCAATCGCTACCAATCACCACAAAATCAGGCATAACATCAACAATGGCAGGTTTACTGTCAGCCCCACCAACATTAGCGACAACCCGATCAACACAACGCAAACCCAACAAAATCTCTTTACGTTCCTCAAACGACATCACAGGTCGCCTACCCTTATACCCTTCAATAAACTCATCCGTATTCAAAGACACAACAACAGTGCCAGAGTCGCCTGCAATCTTACGACACTGACTCAAAAACCTGACATGCCCAGAATGCACCAAATCAAAAGTTCCACCGGTATAAACTATCTGTCCCAAGCGTTCACCCTCCTAATCTGCAAACTCCAGTCACCCTGAGTCAAATCATTCTCAGCAACCTTTTTTTCATACAACAAATGGTTAGCCCGAAACGTCTTATCATTTTGACTATGAAAACCACTATTTAGAGTAGAGCTGTTGTCATGTTGCATAACAGCATGAATAAACTTTGCTTCAACACCAGCAGCCTGCAACCTGCGTTCATAATCATTATCCTCAAAATAGATAGGATGGAAACGCTCATCAAACAGGCCTGCCTTTAGCACTGCCCCTTCACCTAAAACAAACCCCGACCATTTAGGCATAATACTCAAAAAGTTTATGCTCTCAGTGTCAACCTTCTCAGCGATCTTAGCTAACGCACCAGGCGCAAACACACTGTCATCATTCACCAAAACCCAGTAAGGCGCAAACGGTGTTGACTTAACTATTAGGTTCAGCCCACCACCATAACCCAACCCATGCGGTAGCTGTATCAACCAAAGATTTTTCACTAACTCAGGTTTATTGGGAATAAACTCACGTTTACCTGAGTTATCTACAATAACAAGATGCTCAACAGGATAATCAATGCTCGCCAAAAGCCTGTGCGCTAAATCAAACCTGCTGTAAGTCAAAAACCCTAAAACAGGGATCAAAGCGCACTCATCTTACTAATCAGCGGCTTCCACATCTCATCAAACACCGTATTCGCATCATACTTTTTAGCGTGAGCAACAGTGTCAGGAAATTCTTGTTTACCTCGCTGATAAGCGATCTCTAACGCCTGCGCAATCTCATGCACAAACGGAACATTAAACCAAGTGTGATGCCCAGAGTCCCACAACGGTTGACCATTCACCAGCAAACTATCAGGCCCAGCAAGTTCAGCCGAAGCGGCAAAATTAGAAGTCACAATAGGCACACCAGCCGCCTGGCACTCAACCTGTGGCACACCAAACCCTTCACCATAGTTGCAGAATAAACCAACATCCCAAGCCGAATAGATAGCAGCCAAATCCTCTTGACTAATCCCATACTGGTATGCAATAGGGTCAACAAACTTGACTTTATCTGCCGGCACACCACAAGCCTGCAAAATGCTAGGCAACACAAACCCCGACTGCTTACCAAACGGATCGCTATGAATGTAAAGCATCACGTCATCATGTTTTTGAGCAAACAAACCAAACGCCAAAAAATTCTCTGCAACAGCCTTCCTGTGAATAAACCCTCCAGCCTTATTCGCAAAATTCATGGAGGAATATATTCGCTTTGAACACCTGCCTGCTCAATCATGTTTTTACCAAACAAACTCATAGCAATAGGAGTCACATTAGGTTTACGCAACCAATCTAAAACCTTAGCTGGTGCAGGCTGATGGTCAATAGGAACCCAAGAAGCAATAGGCAAAGTATCTAACGCAGGATTATCTAGGAGCACCCAAACATCATAAAGGGTCACAATAAAAGCAGGTAAACCCTCATTTTCGCTTGACCAGTGTGCATGATGCATAGGCAAAACATCAGTGCTGTATTGGTTCATACCCCGACTGTAATGAGGTATCTTACCGAACCCAGTTTCAATCTGCGTGTTCACCCCCTCACCACCATAGTTAGAGAGCATCGCCACTTTATGTCCTGCCCGAACAAGCCTGCTGATCACCTGTTTACTTTGTGTGCCATAACCTGTCGGCTGATTGAGAGAGTTGCTATACCAAGATATTGCGCATTTAGTCATGTAATTAGGATAATAGAAAAGACCCCCAAAACAGCCCTACGCAGCTGAATTGAGGGTCAATTCTTTGCTAACAGATGTTAGGCAGTTCCTCCACGGAACACCTTTAGGTTAGCCTTCTGGATTAGAGCAGAGTCCAATCTCCAAGTGGCACGCAAAGTAGCAAGGTCGTTACCGAACGCATAGTCATCGCTTCTGTCAACCTGAAGGCCTCCAGCGTTACGAATGAACAGCGACTTTAGGTCACCAGCAACAAGTGAACGAACACCAGTTCCAGGTGAAGGTAGAGCAGGAGTTTCAATAACAGGAACACCAAGCACTAGGTCACGACGATCCTTAGAGTCACCAACCTGGAAAATGTAGTTTCCAGCAGTGTCCTTCAACTTACGCAGTGCTGCAATAGAAGTGCTGTTTGCGAGCAGAGCGAATGAAGGTGACTGACGGACTGCACCATCTAGGGAGTAAATCAAGTCAATGACGTTATCGCCAGTGAACGCACCAGATACACCAGTTGATCCAGTAACACCAGTTCCAGCCTGAGTTAGGAAACCAGTAGGCTCAACAGTTCCAGTTCCGTTTACTACCTTGTCGGCAATAGCGTAACCGAATGCGTTACCAAACTGACCTGCAAGGAAGCCAACAATGTCAACACCAGAGTCCAAAACAAGTTCGCGAGATAGCTGTGCTAACGCAGAGAATTTGTATGCACCCAAAGTGGTGAAGGTGTTGAATGTAGGTTCACTTGTGCCAATGCTTACACCCTGACCAACGATAGTTGCAGTAGAGAAACCAGCCTGTGAAGGGATTTGTAGGTTCTCACCTGAAGCAGTGTTGATTACAGTAGCGTAGTCAAGCAGTGGGTTTACAAGACGAGCAACAGCAACGATCTGGTTGTAGAAGGAAGTTGGAACAGGTGCACCAGTTGACGAACCAGTGATACGCTTTTCCATCTTGAATTCGTAGCCACGAAGTTCACCGGCAGCCATCTTACGAAGGATGTCAGTTTCATCGTCACTAACAGTTGCATCTTTGAAGTTAATTGCTGAAGCCTGAATTTGCTCGGCAACTTTAGCCTCACGTGTTTCAAGTTCAATTGTTTCATTACGACGGTCAATCTCAGCAGTCAACGCAGCATACTTAGACTCATCCTCGCCAGTCCACACGCCACCACGTGCCTCAACTGAATCAATGAGAGCCTTAGCTTCATGCCAAGCCTTCTGCTTCGCCTCAACCTGCTTAGCGATAAATTCGCTCATAGTAGTTAGTCCTTTCAAGACTATAAAGGGAAGGGATTATTTTTTGTCGCGATACACGCTGAACATGCAGGGGATAAACGCACACTGCACTAAAAGTCTATAACACACTAAAACATACTTAAAAAAAACCCCTGCCAGGTGGTTGGCAGAGGAAAAGAATGTGGCTCTTTTTTTAGTTGATCAGCATAGGAAATGGAAATAAACTACACTGTTCAAACCTAAGTTTAGACTCGCTTCATCAACAAATCAAGTTCCTTCTTTTTCAAATCAAGCAACGCAGAAG